AACCAGCATAATAAAAATATATTCATTTTTATTTTTGTATTTACTTTTTATAATTTATTTGCTCCAGGAATAAATAATGATTTGATTATTTTGAAACAAACAATTTCAGGCGAGCAGATAATGGAAAACATATACAAGAATACAAGGGTGAATTTACTTAAAAGAGTATATGTTTATGGATCACAATTAGAAGCATATAAGGCTAAAAATAACCTTACATTTTGTAATGTAATGGTAAAAGATATAATGGACGGCCGACCACATCCAATTTGGAAAGGGTATGGTTTTCTTGTTGATGATTTACCTATTGATGTTTCATCGGTATTTCCTTCTGTTTTTGATATATTAAGTTTTACAATAAAGATAGATTGGCAAATGGCAGATCGGGCATATAGACAAGGTAAAATAGAGAGATTAACGCCGGAACAAGCACAAAGAGAAGCAAATGAAGGATATGTGGTTTGGATAATTTCTATACTTTGGAATCATGAAGCCTTAGTATTTCCGGATGATAATAAATATAATGAGGATAAAGGCCCACTGATAGTACAGGCTGGAGGAAAAGATTGTAATGGGGTTATGTATATTACTGATAAGCGAGCATTCGGATGGAGATACGCTTACTATCAGGATAGCATAAGATTTTATAAATTTAATTGGGGGGTATAAATGCCGCGTTTTGAAGATGATTTTGATAGAAGACATCCTATTGGGACAGCAATAATAGGATTTGTTAGTTGTTTGATAATATTAGGAATTATAATTGCAATAATGGTTTATTTAAGTAGTGGAATATAAAATGAATAAAAAAATATTAAGGGCATTAATTGATACAAAGAAAGGCATACTTAAATTACCTTTTTTATCAGACAATCAGAAAGGAGAAATGAAAGAATTACATAATAGTATGTACAAATTTTTCAGACAAAGCTCCGAAGTACCTATATTAGTTTATTTAAAAATACTTTTTTATGTTGAACAATATATATCAATTGTTAGTAATACTTCAATCCAATCAGAACCTATATTTGAAACCGGAGGTGTTTTTAATTCTAATAATATTCGAGGAGAATTTGTTCATGGTGGTGTTTTTAATCCTTATAATATTCAAGGAGAAATAGTTCATATTGGGAATAGTAGTAATTTGACACCCGAACAAGTTAAAGCATTAAGAAAAATATTAAATAATTAAAGGGAATATATTAAATGAAACCAGAAACACTAAAACAGCTTTTATTGAAGGAAGAAATAGATTGCTGGATTACAAATCAATTTGGGGATTGTTTATTTAATGAAGATAGGCGTTGGTTTGTTCAGAGTACGGGCGAGACAATACAATATGAGAATGAGAAAAAGGCTATTGCTATATTTTATGACATAACAAAACAGAAAATAGAGGAATAAATGAAAAAGAAAATTGAACAAATAATATTTTATAAGGAATTAAAACTTATATTTTTTTTTAGCTAGATTGGATTATATGTATGAAAATATAAATCATCCTATGTGTAAATGTAATATCAAAGAAAATAAAAAAGGAGAATAATATGAAGGGTAAAAATGAATTAAATTTTTGTTCCGCTCAGATGATAGAGGATATGCAGGAATATCTGGATAAGCATTTTGTGGATAAAGTACAGGTAACAGGAGTAGAAATGGCAAATAATTATAATAAACCGTTTAAAATATCTTTTGAAGAACACATTACTAAAATAGACGTAATATTTGGTATAGCAAAAGAAGATAGTAAATCCCTATGACCATAGATACATATATTGGAATAGGAATGTCACTTTTAGTTATAATTTTATGGTTAATAAGTAGATTTAATAAGGGGAAATAAATGAAAGTAAAAATATTTATGGATGATGATAAAGAATATCTTGAAAATCGAATAAATGAATGGTTGAAAACAAGTAATTATACGGATATAAAAGCTATAAAACAAACCCAATCCAGTAATACAAATGCACAAACCTTTATTACTATAACTATATTTTATATAGAAAAGGAATAAAACTATATTATAATGGCAAGAAAAGCTAAAAATAATGGAAAAAGAGCATCTAATGTAATTGTTATGGAACGAACTATGGAAGTGCTAAGAATGTTAAGAATTGGCATTAGTAGCGGGGAAATAATAGGGATAGGGGTTGAAAAATGGGGTATACGACCAAAGATGATGGAGAAGTATATTCAAAAAGCGACTAAAATGAGACGGGATTATGTATTGCCTCAAGCTCAAGAGTTTATACGGGATGCATCGGAGAAGATGGATGTTTTATTTGAAGAGAATTATTTGATTAAGGATCGTAAGGAATGCAGACATAATTTATTGGCTAAAAACAAGATATTGGGATTGGATAAGCTTAATGTCAAGATCGGCGGAGTAAGTGTGGACGATGTGCTTTTGAAATTGAAAGAAGAAAATGAAAGTAAAAAGTAAGAAAATAAATGAAGCAAATGCTTATAATAATAAAGATGAACAAATTAAACCAAATCCAGGAAGTGATGAAGCAATTAAGGCCGGATGTATTTGTGATGCTTCTGATAATAACCATGGAAAGGGAATAACTATTAAAATTAGAAAGAAAGTGGAAGTATGTTTTTGGTTAAGTGCAGATTGTCCACTGCATTACAAGAAAGAAGGGGAATATGAAAATAGAGTTTGTTGAAAAAAACGGAGACCATGATAATGTCGTGATTGATATTTATTATGATAAAGAAGAGGCTTTTGAAACGGGAATGTTATTTGAAAAAATAACAGCAAGAAAGTTGTGTGTTTGGAGAGGTTCTTGTTGTTTGAGAATCCCTTTAATGAACATGGATGAGACAGGACTTGCTGAAACTTTCAAGAAAAAGGAGTCTGCATGAAAACGATACCGGTTGATAAATTGAAAGAAGCGATGTTGCACAAACTGAAAGACGAAATAGTTACCGAAGAAGATATGAAGGAACTTAATGCATGGATCGACTCTCTCGTAGTCGAGTGCGAGCCGGTGGAGACGGGCGCGATTGCGGGAGTATGGTTTGCCAATGAAGATGATTGTGGAGACAATTTTTGTAAAATTGAACACTGCCGAGAATGTGAGGGTACAGATTTTAACGGGGAATCTAACGGATATGCATGCGATGGGAGAGAAGAATATATTGAGAAAAACTATAACAGCATAATATCTGAAAATCCAGACGCAGCTATAGCCGAACTCGCATCGATGACCACAGAGATCGAGCAGCTTAAAAAAGACAAAAAGATGCTTATAGATAACGTACAGTGGCTTAATCACGGATCGTTATGTTTGACCTGTGGATACGAAAACGGCGATTGTATTTCAGAGCCGAAAGAAGATAAAGAAGGACATATAATCGAGTGTGATACATATGTCAAACGCGAGTCAGACGATGAGCGCTGGATGGAAGATTAATATGGGGTACGGAGATATACGACCGGGAGATCCCGGATTTGAAAGGGAGTATGCAGAGTCAGATGCGGAAAAAATCGCGCGACTTGAATCCGAACTTGCATCGATGACCGCAAGGCTCGAAGAAGCGAACGCGATAATCAAGAGATATTTCGGTTCTGCTTTTTTAATCCAATTCGCAGCCATAGACAACGATGCAAAAGAATATCTGCGAAAGATTGAGGCGGGGAAATGAATAACTATCAGCGTATTAAATCTATCCATTATTTACTTGACGACAATCCGGGCGAAGCAGAACGGGAAGCTAAAGAAATTTATACCTCAATTTGCGTCGAAAAAGACGCCGAGATTGCTTCTCTTAAAAAAGAAATAGAATCGCTCAAAAGGCCTGGCGTGACTATGGTTACGAATCAGTCGGTAGCAACAATAAGGCTTTATAACGAAGAGGTAAAAAGTGAATAAATGTAGAGCGCGACAAATTATTATTTTTGAAGGGCTGGTGGAAGAGATTCTTCTTATGACTATTATGGGATTCATCTGTATAAAAACGGTAAAGCTCATACTAAAAAAATACATAGGTTAGTTGCTGAGGCTTTTATTCCTATTTGTGAAAATACAAATATTCTTATACCGAATCATAAGGATGCAAATAAAAAGAACAATAATGTGAATAATATGGAATGGATAACTATACAAGAAAATACTTTACATGGCTTTAAGATGAAAAGATTAAAACAAGAAGGGGTAAAGAATGAAAACTAAGCACGATGATCTGATTAAAAGAGCAAATGATAATTCAATGGCTTTATTGAATTCAGTAAGTTTATTTGAGTTATCGGCTCAATACAAAACAAGGAGAGTGATAAGGCTATCAGATCAGGAAATAAAAGAAGAGAAGGAAAGAATAAATCATGAATTGATTAGGCTTATGTTTAGTATACATATAGCCGAAAAGTTTATTGAGGAAAAGGGATTGAATGAAGAATATTTAAAAATGACAAACGAGGTAATATTAGAAGTTGCAGAAAAAACCAAACCAAAAGCAACGGTTGAGAAAACCGAAGATTCAAGCATTAACAAAATCGAAGAAATCCTTAACAGTGACAAAAAAGAGAGTGCTAAAATTGACATCCCCTCAGAAGGAGCAGCCAAAATTAAGTGATCAAGAAAAATTAGAAATATTATCTCAACTATGGAAAGATAGTAAAAAAGATTACTCTGTGTTTGTAGAGAAAGTACTCAGGATAAGAATGTGGTCAGGTATGCGAATGATACTTGACCACGTTCGTTTAAATAAGCGAGTTTCAATTCGAGCGTGTCACGGTATCTCAAAAACTTTTACAGCAGCTGTATTGGCAGTTACGTTTTTTAACCTTTTCCCGGATTGCGTAGTAATAACAACAGCACCAACAGGCAGACAGGTAAAGAATTTATTGTGGAAAGAAATAAATGGAATATATGCCCGTAATGCTATTAATTATGATAAGGGCTTAGTACCTATACAATTACGGGGTGTGTGTTTAACTACTCAAGTTAATTCAAACAGTAATAAATTTCCAGATAGTTATATGATTGGTTTTTCTACAGATAAGCAATCATCGGTTGAAGGTTTCCATGCTGCTTATATATTTTGGATACTTGATGAGGCGAAGGGTTTACCAAAATGGATTTATAAAGCTTTGGAAGGATCGCTGACTGGAGAAAATGCAAAGGTAATAGAGTTATCAACTACTGATGGGGCGGATCAGCAGTGTGCATTTAGACAACACCATAATAAAAAAGGGGATTGGAGTTGTATTCATTTATCTGCTTTTGATTCCCCATTTGTTAAAGCAGAAGAGTATCCTGAATATTCAAAATTCAGAAATAAGGATTTGTTTAAATATGGAAAACCAAATAAAGGAAGTGAATGGGATGTTATTGATAAGGATATCATACCTATAAGCGAGAGTGCTTGGATTGATGACAAAATAACCAATTGGCTTGGTAGTGATAAGCCTCTTTTTGATATGAAAGTTTGTGGTGAGTTTAGTGAGATGAGTGAAGACAATCTCATTCCTTTGGCTTGGGTATTATCCGCGGTTAATGCTAAAGTAAGTGAGTATGGTTTAGTATCCTATGGCCTTGATGTAGCTCGATACGGCAGCGATAAAGATGTAATGTGCAAAAGAAAAAATAAAAAAATAATGTGGATTGAGAAATGGGGTAAAATAGATACAATGCAAACATTAGGAAAAACCTTAGACTTAATGGATGAAGAAGGTCAACTTTGTATCGATGCTATTGGTGTTGGTGCTGGGGTACATGATCGAGTAAGGGAATTGATGTTATTTGCTGAAGGTGGAATAAGGGAAGGTGATTTATTTAAAGTAAGAAAATTGATTGGTGTTGATTCCAGTGTATCATCAGTAAATGAATTAGATGGCAGAAAGTTTTTTAATTTCCGTGCTGAGATATGGTGGAATATCAGGGAAATGTTCAGACTTCAATATGAGCATGGAGATTCGATTAGTATACCTGATGATGCAGAATTGATTGAAGAGCTTACAACTATCAGATATCATTTTCATAGTAATGGAAAGATATTAGTAGAAAAGGTTGAGGATTTTAGAAAGCGTGTTGGTAGATCGCCGGATACTGCAAGTTCAGTTATTTATAGTTTTGTTGAAACTCCTGATGATATGGATGAAGATCAGAATATTGAAATGGAAAGATTTGAATTAAAAGAAAGTGATGAGTTTTAAAACGATATTATAATTTATAAAATGGGAGGGTATATGAGAAGGAAAGAAATATTAAAAAGAAGTATAGATAAAAGAAATATTTTAGAAAGATACATAAAGGAAATAAAAAAAAGAAAAGAATTTAAAAATAAGAAAGAAAGTTATTGCAGTGCTACTGAAGACGCTTTGCATTTACTCAATCATAATAAACATTTATGTAGAATATGCTATAGTTATAAAAATAAAAAAGATATAGCCTTTGCCAGTCCATTTTGTAAATTATGTAGTAAAAGAATAATAACAATATCTAAAAGATTTAATATAAATACTAATATGGCAAAAGACGTATTACAATCTTGTTTTGAATATAAAGTTCAAAATAGAATAGAAATACTTAAAAAAGGAATTGAAGAATCTAAAGAAGTATGTCCTTATAATATGGTGAACGCAAGAATTATTGAAGTAAGTAATAATGATATAATAGCCGATTATAATAGTGTAAATATAAATTATTCTTTTAGTGAATTGGAAGCATTAAAACGAGTGAAGCAAAGAAGATTATCGAAAGAATATAATAGGATGAGTAAAGAAAAAATACCATTAAATGAAAGGCTTGCAGATGTTTGAAGGAATAAAAAGTATTTTCCTGAATGGGAAAATAAAATATAAAGAACTACAAGAAGTAGAAAAGCAAATTGAATTTAGATCATCCATATTTGAAAAAGAAAAGAAGTTTATTGAATCTTCTTATCTTGATGCTTTACGGGATACTGATGAATCAAATTGGACAAGTTTAAATGTAAAAGATAATAGAGAATTACCAGAAGCAGCGAGGGTATCTTTAATTGATCAGGCCGATCTTATGTATTATCGTAATGGTCATTTCAGAAATATAATTAAACTATTTGTTAAATATACAGTAGGCCGGGGATTCCAAATCCTTCCTGATTGTATTGATCCTATAGTAAAAGAATTCTGGGATAATATTTATGATATAAACAGAATGAAAAAAAGGGCAAAGGAAACTGTAAACCGATTACACCGTCATGGTGAAGTTTTTATTCGTAGATTTCCACAAAAAGATGGAACTACTTTATTTAGATTTATGGATCCAAGATTGATAAGGGATCCAAAAGAAGGAGCTAATGAACATACCACTTATGGAATAGAGACCGATCCAGATGATATTGAAAAGATATTCTATTTTTATTATGATGGAGAAAAGATTCCTGCTGAAGAAGTCATATATGAAAAGATCGATGTTGATAGTAATGTAAAACGTGGACGATGTAAATGTGAGCCTATCATGGAAGAATTAGCTATGTATAAAGGCTGGATGAGAGACCGTATGAAGTTAAATAAACTCAGGTCTATGGTCGGGATTGTAAGAAAGGTAACGGGCAGTCCAACACAAGTACAAAACATAGCAAATCAAAATCAAACTACAAAAAGAATAGCTCCGGATAATTCATCATACATGAGAAGCCCTGAAGGCATATCAATGGTAACAGTGGGAAAAAATGTTGACTGGGATTTTAAGACTCCTAATCTTCAAGCAGCAGATGTACAAAATGACGGACGGGCTTTATTGTTAGAGATAAGTGCAGGCGTTGGTCTACCTGAATATATGGTAACATCAGATGCAAGTAATAGTAACTATGCTTCAACAATGGTCGCAGAAGCTCCGGGAGTACAAGAATTTGTAGATGCACAAGAATCTGTGGAGTGGGTATTTCAACAAATGTTTTTTTGGTCTATTAGTTGGGCTATCGAATGTGGAGTAATTCCTGAAAATATAGATACTACTGAAACAGTAATGGAAACGGATCCAGTAACAGGATTACCAATTTCTATAGAAAAGACTAAAAGAGAAAAGACAAAGAAAACTTGTACAATCGTATTTCCGGAAATAGTACATAGGGATATATTGCAAGAGACCAATGCTCTGATATTACAAATACAAAATGGTTTATGTTCGGAGCGTACTGCTTCTGGGAAATTAGATCATGATTATGAAGTAGAACAAAAACAAATTAAAATAGAACAACAGGAAAAAGATCAAAATGAATATGATACCGCTCGAAATAATGAAATACAAAATACTAAGAATAAAATAAATCAGGAAGATCAAAACACCTTGGATCAATTACCTAAGAATCCTGATGAGGCCAATCAAGGCACTGAAGCT